ATCGTGAAGATAAGTATTTAAGTAGAATATTAGGATTAGTAAGAAAGAACGCGCGTAAAACAGGTAGACACAACTGCGTTATTAATCACGTTCGCGACCAACCTATGACAACTTCAAAGACTATAGCGGGTACTGATATAAGTTACTTTCCTATTCCAACTGCTCGTGATTTTGCTGGTGGTCAAGTATGGTTTAGAAAAGGTTTAAGTGTATTAATTCCTTGGCGACCACCTTACGGATTAGCGGATAGTAATGGAGTTGGTGCAGAAATAAATGAGGTGCATTTGAAGGTAGCAAAAAGTAAACCTAAAGGTGTTAGTAAGAATGGAGTTTATAAATTATATTTGGACATTGAAAAATATCAGTACTATATGTTAGACGATAGTGGAAGACGGATTTATGCAAATAGAAATAACACACCTAAACCACCTACTCAAACACGAATACCACAAACGGAAGGTTTAATGTCAACAAGTGAAAAATTAAAATTAAAAAATAACTTATTCTTTTAACTATGGAAGATTTAATACTACTAAAAACAAGTGTTCAAATAGGAGCATTACACGCTAAGATAAGCCTATCATTAGACGAAATAAAACAAAACCACCCTAATAGAAAAGACTTAATAGACTCTATGTCACAAAGTTTAAAAGACGTTAAAGAGATACATCGTGTTTTCTTAGACTTAGAAAACGAATACCGAATAGCTAACAAAAGTTTATTTAGGTTAGAACTGATAAACCTTGACTTAAAAAATCAGGTTATAGACTTAAAAAAGCAGATTAATTTTAAGGGTATAGACTTATGAAAGTTCTTCGTGTTTTAGTAGCTTGTGAAGAAAGTCAAGCAGTAACAAAAGAATTTCGTAAGTTAGGACACGAAGCATTTAGTTGTGATTTATTACCGTGTAGTGGTGGACACCCGGAATGGCATTTTCAAACAAGTGTTTTTGATATTATAAATGAAGGTTGGGATATTATGGTAGCGCATCCACCGTGTACATATTTAGCCGTAAGTGGTGCAGGTTGGTTATACAATAAAGACGGGTCCAGGAATGAAGAACGTTACCGTAATCAAATGGAAGGGCTTGAATTTGTACACGAATTAATGGATGCTAAAATTCCACGAATAGCGATTGAAAACCCTATTTCGGTAATTTCAACTTATATAAGAGAACCCGACCAAATTATTCACCCGTGGCAATTTGGCGACGAAGCTACAAAATCTACGTGTTTATGGCTTAAAAACCTTCCATTATTACAACCTACTAAAATAGTTGGTAAAGGTGAAGTATTTGAATGGATAGATAAGAAAACGGGCAAAAAGAAAAAGCAAGGCTTGTGGTATTATAATGCTTTATTACAAGCTAAAACACCTGCAGAAAGACGAACACTAAGGAGTAAAACGTTTCCAGGTATTGCAGAAGCAATGGCAAAACAATGGAGTAATATAGAAAAAGTAGGAATACAAAAAACGATATTCGATGAGATGTAAAAACTGCAAAGAGAAGTTTGAACCTGTGCGCTTTAATCAAAAGTACTGTTTCAATAAAATGTGTGTTGATGCGTGGATACAAGAAGCAAAGGTTAAGGATTGGAAAAAGACGAAAGCTAAAATGAAAGCTGAACTTATGACCCTACAAGACTACATTAAATTAGCACAAATAACCTTTAACAAATACATAAGACTACGAGATAAAGGAAACGTCTGCATAAGCTGTCAAAAGCCACCAAAAAAAGAGAATGCTGGGCATTTCTATAATGCAAACAATCACTATAATGTAAGGTTTGACGAAAACAACGTACACCTTCAATGCGAACATTGCAATACCTTTCTGTCAGGTAATTTAATTAATTATCGTGAAAACCTCTTAAAAAAGATAGGGGCAGAGGAATTTAATGTATTAGAAGGTAAATCTAAAGTAACACGAAAGTTCACAAAGGAAGAACTAAAAGAAATAATCGAAACCTATAAAAAAAAGATAAAAGAATATGAAGGAAAGTGAGTTATTCGATTTCTTAAAACAAAATTACATTGAAGACCTGACACTTTCAGAAGATAAGTTTAGTAGATGGGACTGCACAAGCGAAAGGTATAAATACCGAATAGAACTTAAATGCAGAAACAAACATTATAACGAACTAATTTTAGAGAAGGATAAGTATTTCGCTATGATAAATTCTTATATAAACACGAATTATAGACCATTATACATTAATTCAACACCTAATGGAATATTTGTCTTTGACTTATCTAAAATAACAACCAGTTGGATAACCGATAATAGAATGCCAAAGACTACCGAGTTCGAACAAAACGATAGAGTAGAAAAGACCTACGCATTAATTTCAATACTTGAAGCAAAAAAAATCAAATAAATAGATTGTAATATAAAAATAATACTTATATTTGCTTATAATTTTAATTTAACACCTATGAAAAATTTGTTTAAATCGTTGGCTACGTTCCAACAAGAAGTCCCAGTAATTCACAAGGCAACACAAGGTTATGGCTATTCATACGCTGACTTACCGAAAATCTTTGAAGTGATTAATCCGTTACTACAAAAACACGGATTAGGATTCACACAAACCCTAAACACTAAAGAAGGAGTTACTTACCTATGTACGACAGTTTTCCACGTAGAAAGTGGAGAGTGTCTGGACTCTATGGTAGAAATTCCTAACGTAGCGTTAAAAGGAATGAACGACTATCAGTCTTTTGGTAGTGGTGTAACGTACTATCGTAGATACGCTTTGTCTTCAGCTTTAGGTTTAGTTACGGACAAAGACACCGACGCAAGTGGTGAACAAGTAAAAGACGAACCAACACCAAAGAAAAAGGCTAAAATAGATGCTACACGTTTTAATAAAGCTATCGAAGCTATTAAGAACGGAGAATACGAAATAGAAAAGTTAATTGAAACTTTCGACTTAGATGCATCACAACTTAAACAAATCACTGAGTTATGAAAATTAGAGCATCACAAATAGGTAAACTTATGGCTACTCCCCGCGCAAAAGGGGAGAGCCTATCGCAAACAGCTAAAACTTATATTCAGGAATTAGTATTAGAACACAAATACGGGATCAAAAAAGAGTTTTGGAGTAGATACACGGACAAAGGAAACCAAGTAGAAGACGAAGCTATTAGTTTTGTCAATGATGTTTTAAACTTAGGTTTTATTTACAAGAATGAAGAACGCTTTGAAAATGACTTTATAAGCGGTGTTCCCGACGTAAACACGAATGAAATACTTTTAGACGTAAAATCTTCTTGGGATGCTACAACGTTTCCGTTCTTTGAAACTGAAATACCTAACAAAGACTACTACTATCAATTACAAGGTTATATGTGGTTAACGGGTAAAACTGAATCGTTATTATGTTACTGCTTAATGAATACACCTTTCGACATCGTAGAAGACGAAGTTAGAAGAGAACATTGGAAGCAACACAAGATAGACGAAGACTTAGACATCCGTGATTTTGTACAAAAGAAGCATAACTTCGACCACATACCTAACGAAAGACGAATCAAAGTATTTAAAGTAGAGCGTGACGAAACAGTAATATGGCAAATACAAGAAAAGATAGAGTTAGCACGAGATTACTATAACAACTTATTTAATACGATATGAAACAAACAGCAGTAGAAAAAATGATTCAATACTTTATTAAGCAAAAAAACAATGGTGCTTCTCATTGGTGTATAGATGATTTGATAGCTCAATTACACCAAGCCAAAGAAATGGAGAAAGAGCAAATAAAAAGTGCATTTACACAAGGTGATTTATTTGCAGAAGATTACTTTAATCCTGAAAAATCTAACATCGATTGTTCAGAAAATTACTACAACAAAACCTTTAAATCAGAATAAGATGGAAAACGACTTTTTGATATTACCTCTTTTATTTTACTCAAAAAATAATGATGGTACAAAATCAATAACCTTTGGGTGGTTTAAGAAAACTTGGACATTAAAATTTTAACCTTTAAATCAGAATAAGATGAAAAAAGATGAAATAGTGGAATCAGTAATAAACGAATTTAGAGCGCGTTCAGAGCGTGGAATAAAGAAATATGGAACTACACTACAAGAAAACGAATTAAGTCATTTAGAATGGCTAAAACACCTACAGGAAGAACTTATGGATGCAGTTCTATATTTAGAAAAAGTAAAACAAATAAATAAATAAAAATGGAAACAAAAGTAAACGGAGGAGCAATCTTCAAAAACGAGAAAAAGGCGGACACGCATCCAGACTACAAAGGAACGATTAACGTAGATGGTCAAGACAAAGAGATAGCGTTATGGGTTAAGCAAAGCGCTAAAGGAACTACTTACTTTTCGGTTAAGATTTCAGAGCCTTACAAAAAGACGGAAACACAACCCGAAGGTAAATGGATTAAACCCGAGCAAGTAATACCTAAAGATGACTTACCTTTTTAGTTATGTATATCGATGACTACACTTTACGTAGGTTACTCCAAGAGTTACTGCGTAAGAAAACACGAAACCAAGTAGTACAAGAAATAAAGTTAAAAGGTGAAAAGTTCCACCAATACAACC